AAGGAACGATAAATGATATTGTTTGGATCACCTTTATACTTTCTAGGATAAGATGGTTTGTAATATCCCTTATATGACATCTAAATAACTAATAATAAAGTAGTCGTATAGGTATTTAGAGTGCCAAGTCCGAAGAGAATAACAGATTTTAAACCAATAGTTGCTAATCTTGCACAAACTTCTCATTATCAGGTATTTTTTGGTGGATTGGATGGAACATTAGTAAATTATTTAAACGATAGACGAGTAGATACGAGATTTATTCTTGAAAATGCTGGGTTATTGTGCTCATCTGCAGTTATACCTGGCAGTTCGTTGGCAACAGCAAATATTAATGGCGATTTTATGGGTGTGCAGGAGAAAATGGCACATACGAGAATATTCACTCAAATGCAATTAGAATTTTATGTTGACTCTGATTATAGAATGATTAAGTTTTTAGAGCACTGGATGGAATTTATTACAAATGGATCTGGACTCAATCAAGCTGATAGAAGATATTACTATCGAATGAGATATCCTAATCAATATAAATGTAATGAAACTAGAATTATTAAATTTGATAAAGATTATAGAAATGAACTGGAATATAAGTTTATTGGTATGTTCCCAATAAATCTATCATCTACTCCAATTTCTTATGGAACTTCAGACACATTAAAAGTTAATGTTTCTTTTGAGTATGAGAGGTATATTGCAGGAAAATCGACATCAATTTCCGAAAAATCTGGAGCAAGTAATAATAGAGGATCGTTGAATACAGAGTTTAGAACTGATATTGATCTTGGGATTGCTGCTGATATTGATACCATCTTTGATGGTCGTCAATTTAGGCAATAAATAATTGCAACTGATAATATTATAGAATATTATGCCTTTACCGAAGATTACGACACCAATTTATGAATTGGAACTTCCATCAAACCAAAAGAAAATTAGATATAGACCTTTTCTAGTTAAAGAAGAAAAGATTCTTATTATTGCAATGGAGTCTGAGGATCAAAAGCAAATTACAAATGCAATTAAAACTGTAATTGGCAATTGTATTCTTTCTAGAGGAATAAAGGTGGAAACTCTTTCTACTTTTGATATCGAATATCTTTTTTTGAATATCAGAGGAAAATCTGTTGGTGAAGAAGTTGAAGTAATGATAACTTGTCCAGATGACAATGAGACTCAAGTTCCAGTAACAATTAATCTTGATGATATTAAAGTTGTCACGGATAAAAATCATACAAAAGATATTGTTTTGGATGAAAATTTAACTATGAGAATGAAATATCCATCATTAGATGAATTTATTAAATCCAATTTTAGTTTCGATGGTAATTTTGGAGTTGATGAATCGTTTAAACTGATTGCATCATCAATTGAGCAAATTTACAATGAAGAAGAATCTTGGAATGCTTCCGATTGTAGTATGAAAGAGATGATTGATTTTGTTGAACAATTAAGTTCGAAGCAATTTAAAGATGTTGAAAATTTCTTTGAAACAATGCCAAGACTTTCTCATACAATTAATGTAAAGAATCCAAATACTGGAGTAGAGGGTGAAGTCCTACTGGAAGGACTATCATCTTTTTTCGAATAAGTATGGCTCATATTAATCTTGAGTCATACTATAAAATTAATTTTGCTTTGATGCAGCATCATAAATATTCATTAACAGAGTTAGAAAATATGATTCCTTGGGAAAAGGATATTTACCTTACTTTATTGGAACAATATATTGAAGAAGAAAACCTAAAGCAGCAGCAAGCAAGTGGTATCCAATAAAACTTACAGAGCACCACAATTAAACTTAAAGAGAAGTAAAATCTCCTTACAAAAGATATCGCCTTCTTCAAATAGTTCGTTAGAAAAAAGAATCTCAACATTAGAAATTAATGTTAATATTTTAGCAAAATCAATAAACAAAGAAGCAGATCTTGAAAGGAAAGCACAGAGAGATTATGAGAAGGATGTAAAAAGACGAGAAGAAAATAAACTTAAATCGAGTGAAGAAAAGGAATTAGAAAAAAAATTAAGTAAGTCCATAATTTCTCCAGTGCAAAATGTTGGATCAAAAGCAGGAGGAATTCTTGGAAAGTTAAAATCTTTCTTTATGCTTCTATTGGGTGGATGGTTGACTAACAGAGGATTTGATGCTCTTAAAGCATATGCTGAAGGTAATATTGGTGAATTGAAATCAATAGGAATAGAAGTTGGAAAAGTTCTTGGTATTGTTGCGGGAACATTTGCATTATTAAGTGGTGGAATATTTGGTATAATTGGTATTATTGGAAAAATAACTTTTGCTATTCTTAGTGCTCCATTTAAATTGTTGGCAAAAGGAATTGGGGCATTATGGAATAAAGTAAGAAATAAACCTCCAACTCCAAGTGCTGGTGGAGGAGGTGGTGGTCCAAGTGCTGGTGGGGGTGGAGGTGTTCGAAGTGCTGGTGTTACTCCTAGAGGTGGGAGTAGGATACCAGGAGCACAAGGATCACCAGCAGGAAGGTCTACTTTTGATTTAGAGCAAGCAAGAAAAACAACAACCCAACAAAATATGATGAGGAATGATGGACCAAAAGGTCCATTTGATAGGATTAAAAGATTTTTTAGAGGAAAATTAGAACAATTAAAGCGTACTAAAGGTGGAAGTGCAATAACACAAGCTATTCATGCCATAAAGAGTAGTTGGTTTGGAAGAGTTGCGGGATGGTTCTTCAAACCATTTATTAAAGCGTTTGAATGGGGTAAAAATCTTCTTAAACCTCAAAATTTAAAAAAAGTTGGAAATACTCTTGGAAAGGCCAAAGTATTAGGAAAACTTCTTGGTCCCTTATTTGCTCTTATTGATATAACGAGTAGAGCAAATAGTGGAATGTCTCCAGCACAAGCGATTATTCCTGCCGTTTTTAAAGCATTATTGACTAGTGGTGGAGCAGTTCTTGGTGGAATGGTTCCTATTCCTGGAGTAAATATTGCAACTTCGATTGCAGGTTCATTTGCCGGTGGTTGGTTAGGTGATCAACTTATGGGAGGAATTGATAGTGTATGGGACAAATCTTGGGATGATAACCTTTTTAAAGGATTCAATAATGCTGTAATAGGATTGGGTAAAGGAGATAATGCATTGTCAAAAGCAATAAGTAAGTTTTTTCCTTATGAGGGTACTGAGAGAAAATATGGAGATGCATCAACAATATCATCCCCAACAGAACCAGCAGCAGCACCAGCAGCACCAGCAGCAGAAGTTACTTCATCAACATCGTCAATGCCTTCTGCACCAGGACCAGTTTCTGGTGGTGGAAATACAACAGTAATTTATAAAAAAGTGCGTGGAGCAGGTGGAGGAATGGGTCAAGTTCCACTAAAAACTGGATCTGCGACTGATGTTCCACTGATTGCTTCGGCAAATCCAAGCAATTTTTATACAATGTATTCTCAAATCGTCTACAATGTGGTGAACTAAAATGGCATTACCAGCAATTGTAGCAGGAGCAGTAAGAATAGGTTCAATGTTTGCCAGAGGAACTGGATCATTGCTTAGTGCTGGTGCCAGAGGAGTGGGTAGAGGTGGTGGAATGCTTCACAAAGCAACATTGAGAAGAACAAAGATAAGAAGAGAAAATTTTATAAGAACTAAAAAATTAAATAAAAGAATAATTGAAACTAGAAAGAGAAGACAAAAAGAATCAATGCTAGAAGCTTCTAAGTTGGGAAGAGTTTCTGGTGGAATTGGTAAACTTCCTGGTAGTAATTTCTTTGAAAAGGTATTAAAATTTATTGGTATTTTAATTATTGGTTGGTTAATCAATAATTTACCTAAAATTATCAAGTTTGTAGAAAATCTAATAAAAAGAATTCAAAAATTAGTCAATTCACTAAAAAGTTTTGTTAAAAATCTTGGAGATTGGTTTAAATCTATTGGGTCGATAGTATCTGCTGGATGGAATAATATAAGAAATTTTGATTTTACTGATAGTCAAGGAAAACTGAAAAATGCAATGACTGATATGGAGAAGGCATTCAAAGGAATGCAGACTGATATTGAAGGTATGAAGAATGCCTTGACTGGTGATATGAGTGGAGAATCTTCTGGTGGTTCAACAGGAGGTGGAGATATAAATGCTGCGGATATTAAAGCAGATACTCCCGAAGAAAAGGCATTTATTGCTACTGTTAGGGAATTGGAAGGAACATCGGGACCACAGGGATATAATACTTGGTTTGGTGGGAGAACTGATATGGATCTTTCGCAAATGACTGTGAATGAAGTTGTTGCAGAA